AGCCGTCCTCGAAGAAGCCATCCGCATCGCAGAACCGGAAGCCCCCGATATTGAAGTGCCTGAAAAAGGTTGGAACACCTGGGGGGGATACCACGATGAAATGGGAGGACGATGGAGCGTTGCGTGGCGAGTGCTCGATGCGCAACACTGGGGAGTCCCCCAACGTCGCCGTAGAATCGCGCTTGTCGCAGATTTTGGAGGCGACACCGCATGGGAAATACTGTTTGAGTGCAAAAGCGTGTCAGGGTATCCTGCGGAGAGCGGAGCGGAGGGGGAAAGACCTTCCGCCGGTGCTGAAAGCGGTTCTGCTTACGCAGTCCGAATCCGGGGAGGATGCGACGGAGGCGGAAAAGGAGCCTTAGTCCAGACGGAGAAAAGCGGGACGCTGAGAGCACAGGAGCATGGACACCAGCCAGCGGTCATGGCGTTTGACACTACGCAGATCACCAGCAAGCAGAATGGGAGTATTCCTGACTTCGGGAAACCATGTCACACGCTGAACGCCAATGCCCATGTACCGTGCGCCGTGCTTGATATGAGCCACGCCTGCGATGTCATCCGGGACTGCGGCGAGGTAGCGCCCAGTCTGCAAGCCCGTATGGGAACCGGCGGCAACCAAATCCCGCTGACGTACCAGAAAACAACCGGGACTTTATCGCCCGGAGCACACGCAGGGAGCTATAACGGGCAGGATGCCTATAACGATATGCTGGTATGCGGAGCGGCTGTACCGGATATTGCACACACGCTAAAGGCAAAAGCAAACTGCGATTTCCGAGAGGATTCGGAGACATACCCGGTGCAGAACCGTGTTGTTCGCCGTCTGACCCCGTTGGAGTGCGAACGGCTTCAGGGATTCCCTGACCACTGGACCGACTTGGGCGAGTGGACGGACAGCAAGGGCAAGCACCATAAGGACGCGGACAGCCCCCGGTATAAGGCACTGGGCAACTCCATCGCCCTGCCGCCGTGGAAATGGCTGCTGAAACGGCTGTGCGGCAACTACGAGCGGGATGCCACAATGGCGAGTTTATTCGATGGAATAGGCGGTTTTCCGCTGATTTGGGAGCAGTTGAACGGATGCGGAACGTGCCTATGGGCCAGCGAGATTGAGGAATTTCCTATGGCCGTGACCCGGCGGCGGTTTGGCACAGCAGAAGCGCCGGGAGACATGGGGCGGTTTTTGTTCCCATGCGGAGAAAGGGAGGAACTATGAGAGATACAAACCTCGTAAATGCGCTGCGTGAGCACGCAGAATGGGCGCGGGCAAATGAGTGGGAAACGCCGATCAAGCTGGGTGATGATCTGGCGGAAGCCGCTGACCGGATCGAAGCGCAGGCGAAAGAAATTGACGCACTGCGGAACGAACTGTGCCTGAAATGCGGAAACTACACGCTGGCCCATGAGGGGGCCTGCAATGGATGCCGGTGGAGGAGGTAGAATTATGAAAGCTGATCACATTGTAGAGGCGCTGACAGGTGACAGTGGATGGAAACACATGATTCCGCAGGTGGACAGCTCGGACTTCCCTACGCAATGGGTGCCGTCAGCGTATGAGTGCAGCATCATTGATGCGCAGGCAAAAGAGATCGAGAAACTGCGGGCGCAGCTCCGCCATTTGGAGGAACTGGCCGAGGCCGATAAGGCCGGTCGGCTGGTGGTGCTGCCATTTACCAGTGGGCGCACTTTGCTATGCAAGGAAAACATCGACAGTCCGCGACTTATGAAGGATGTAGAGCTTGCAATTCGCTATTGCAGCAGTTGCGGAATTGTGTTTCACATGGATTACAATGTATTCTGTGATCTGGTAAAACAGGGGAGAATTACTGCAGTAAGCGAGGAGACGGAGAAAGTATTGGGGGCGATGAAGGATGAATGACCTAAAACCGTGTCCGTTCTGCGGATATAAGGGTGTAGAGATACTTGCGGATGATAACAAGTATTTGTACTATCGGTACTTCTCACAGTGTCAGAGATGTGGGGCCGGTGCAAAGCGAGGCCACACAAAAGAAGATGCTGTTAAAGAGTGGAACAGGAGAGCTGACAATGGCTGAATACATTAAACGGGAAACTGCCGTAAGAGCGGTGATGGCGGCGAAATGGGTGGACGGTTCCGACGGTGCCATGGCAATTGAAATCGTTGCTTCACCACCCGCCGCCGACGTGGCCCCGGTGGTGCATGGACTATGGGAAAAAGAGCTATCATCTTTTTGGAGATGGACGCCGTCTGGTGCGGTAGCGGTTGCGCGTGCTACTTACAGATGCGGTCTCTGTGGACGGGGAACCGCCGTAAAATCTAACTATTGCCCCAACTGTGGGGCCAAGATGGACGGAGGTGATAGCGATGCGAAATCCGTGTAAAGACTGCATTTATTACCACAAAGAGAACAGGACTTGCTAGTCTAAAAAATGCGCTACTGGCGGCAGCGGAAAAGTGTCTTGGGTCGATAGACTGTTTTGTTCTCCATGCAAAAAGAATGGAGGTAACAGGCGATGCGGCTGATTGATGCTGACGCAATCCTGAAAGCAGACGAAAATTCCGATAAAGCACTTGTTCTGGGAAGCGGGAAAGCTTTGGAAATAGCTTATGCCTTGCTAAAAAAGAAGGTGGAGGACGCTACCACCGTGGATGCCGTGCCGGTGGTGCGGTGCAAGGACTGCAAGCACGGTTATGAAGATACTGGCGGTCTGTGTTGTAGTTATGGGCCGTGCGTGGATTGCATTGTACCGGAAGATTTCTTCTGCTCCTATGGCGAGAGAAAGGACGGCGGGGATGGCTAAACAGTCCGGATATTTGCAACGGCGGGACGCGCAGTTGGATGTGGTCTTTTGGGCTGGTGCTGCGATGGCAGCGCAGTTTGCCGTTGACACTTTGCAGATGACCATGCACCAGAAGGAAGGCTGGGGCTATGATCGCATCATGCGCGTCACGCATGAGTGGATGGAGACCCAGCGGGAATACAGACCTGCTTTAAACTGCAAGGACCCGGAGGCAGACGTCCGGCAGGTGCACATGGATCGGGTGCTGGCGGAGATTATCCGGGACAAGGCGAAGTTGATCCCATTCCCGGACAGATACAAGGATCTGAAAAAGATCCGTTATGGGAGGTAACAAAATGTATAATTCAAACAATGGGAACGTGGCCGCTGTGCCAACTTGCAACCCGGCCTATGAGCCGAATTGTGCGCAGGAATCCCGCTTAGTTGGGATGAAAGAATCACTTTCAATTCTGCGAGAAAGCAATGAAAAAATGCGTGCGCTAATCTGTGAAATTCGAAGTGAGCTGTTTGGCCTTGACCCACCGGAATGGAAAACGCCTGAATGCAATTGCGCTCAAGATGTTATGAATGATTGCAATGTGATTTCCACGCAAAGCATTGAACTTCTGATGGACATCCTGCGAGGGCTAAACGGTGGTTGATGGGAGGTAACTATGCAGAAGGAAGATATATCGCTCCTGCGCATCTACGCGAAGAATGATATGAATTGCGTGAGAACAGCGAAGGAACTGGATATCCATCACAACAGCGTGATCTATCGGCTGGGCAAGATCAAGACGGAAACCGGGCTGGATGCTCGGAAGTTCTGGGACTTGGTGAAGCTGCTGGAAATGGAGGAATCATGAAACTTGGGCAGATGGTTCGGGCCAGATTCAAGTCCATACCGTCGCAGCTGGAACGGCAGCACCCGACGTATGAGCAGATGTATCCGTTCCGGCGCGGAGAGGTAATTTACATCCACCCAAAGGGCCGGTTTGTCAGTGTGCGGACGGAAACGGCGGGCGGCCCCGTGGTAGAGAATTTCCGGCTATGTGAGGTGGTTATGTGAGTACATTCCCGGAACGGCTGCGGAAGTTAAGGGAATCTGAGCGGCCTGCTAAAAGCATGAGAGTGAAAGCGGAGCTGATTGGGATTGGGCATGATACGCTGCGGAAGTACGAAACCGGAGAGAGCGAACCGGCTCTCAGCCAATTGAAGCTGATAGCGAATCATTACCACGTCAGCTTGGATGAGCTTGCATGGGACGAGGGCGAGCGAGAGAGTAAACCTTTATAGTATCGCAAAAAAAATTGGTCTTTGCCCCCAATTCGGGGCAAGCGCAGAAAAATATGTGTCAGAATGAGGGTGCGGGGTTATATCCGTATCCTCATTCTTTCCATCCATCCTTTCTTTCCTCCTGACCCCGGCGGATGCCGGGGATATGCAGACGTAGCTCAGTCGGTAGAGCACCGCGCCAGGAGGCATGCGCTGGTTCAAGTCCAGCCGTCTGCACCAGATGCCGGGCCGCACCCGGACAATGTGAGACCGTTGCCGTCATGGCTCACATGGAAATGATAAAGCTCGCTGAAAACTGCGCTTGTCTTGATGCGTCAAGACCGGTTTGACCTGACGGAATAGGGGCTACGACTTTTCGGAGCGTAGTTGCCGGTAGCGCGTGACAATCTAAGCGAGAAAGACGGCCAATATGCGGCATAGGTGCCCCGTAAGGGGAGACCACAGTGAGTGACGGGGACTTTCCCCGAAGCGCTAAAGTAGGGCAGGACTGCAATGCCGTACCATCCCGGCCAGCGGGCGAAGAAGCGTAAAAAGCTAAGTATCAGGCGGCTGGTATAATTGCCAAGTTCCTGATGGCTGGTAGGAAGACACAGCGCAGCCGGGAGCCGATAAAAAAGATCTTGCGTACCATGTTTGGCTCGGGGAGAGCCGGACACGCAAGATGTGTTTGCCCTTTGGGGCGGGTAAAGTCTGCTATGTAAGGCCAAGGGGTGGGGGCTGGTAGCAAAACAGGAGGATGGCATGGAAATCACAAAGCGGCGGCTTGCGGATATTGTACCGTATGCCGCAAACGCAAAAAAGCATGATAAGCGGCAAATCAACAACGTTGCGGAGAGCATCAAGCAGTACGGCTTTGTGCAGCCGATTGTGATCGACCGTGATGGCGTGATCGTGATCGGCCACTGCCGCGCTTTGGCGGCAAAGAAGCTGGGTATGGAAGAAGTACCGTGCGTCTGCGTGGACGATCTCACACCGGAGCAGGTGAAAGCCCTGCGGCTGGTGGATAACAAGAGCAACGAGAGCGACTGGGATTTTGACCTTCTGGCTGATGAGTTGCCCGGTCTCGACCTGTCGGCGTTTGACTTCGAATGGGGTCTGCGTGACGAACTGAACGATTCCGTTGTCGAGGATGATTATGAACCTGTCATTCCGGTAGACCCCAAGAGCAAGCTGGGCGATGTGTACCAGCTTGGAGACCATCGCCTTATGTGCGGAGACAGCACGTCTTTGACAGACGTACAGAAGCTTGTGGGGGGGGCACAAATCGATCTTCTTCTCACTGATCCTCCCTATAATGTGGACTATCAGGGCACCGCCGGTAAAATCAAGAACGATAACATGGAAGATGCAGCCTTTAGGCAGTTCCTGACGGATGCTTTCTCCAATGCGGCGATGGTTATGAAACCCGGCGCTCCGTTCTACATCTGGCATGCAGACAGCGAGGGGTATAACTTCCGTGGTGCGTGTAAAGATTCGATGCTGCGTGTCCGGCAGTGCCTGATCTGGGTAAAGAATTCCCTCGTAATGGGGAGACAGGATTTCCAGTGGAAACATGAGCCTTGCCTGTACGGTGAAAGCGAAATTGAAGAGGACGCGCATGAGCCTTGCCTTTACGGATGGACGGAAGGTAAGAAGCACTACTTCTTCAAAAACCGCAGACAGACAACTGTACTGAATTTCGATAAGCCTGTCAAATCTGCGGAGCATCCGACCATGAAGCCGATTAAGCTGTTCGATTACCAGATGCAGTGCTCCAGCAAGCCGGGAGAGAATGTTCTCGACCTGTTCGCTGGCTCCGGCACCACGATCATGGCAGCGGAGCAGAATGGGCGTCACGCTTTCTGCATGGAGTATGACCCGAAGTATGCCGACGTCATTGTTGACCGGTGGGAGAAATTTACCGGGAAGAAGGCGGTGCTTCTACATGACTGATGCTCAGGCGACTGCGCGGAGGATGTTGAAGAAAAACCAGCAGTATTTATCCACACAGCAAATGAAAACACTGAACGGGCTGATTAAGTCCGGCGATATTACAGGGGCCATGAATGGCCTGCATACATTGGTGGCGAGAAAGCTGACTGCGAGAAAGAAATCTCTGGCATGATCGAATCTTAAGGAATGGAGGGGTGGAAGTGGCACGGACTGGAAGGCCGAAAAAGGTAATAAATCAAAAGCTGTTTGAGAACCTATGTGGTATCCAGTGCACGGAAGTGGAAATCTGCGGAGTGCTTGAGTGCAGCGCGGACACCCTGAATCGATGGTGCAAACGGACGTATAAAATGACTTTTGCGGACACATATAAAAGCAAGAGCCAGGTGGGAAAGTCGAGCCTGCGGAGAGCGCAGTGGAAGCTGGCCGAAAAGAACGCAAGCATGGCCATTTGGCTGGGGAAACAGTACCTTGAGCAAAAAGACATTGTGGAACAAAACGTCAATACGGACGGCGTTAAGGTGATTATCGATGTCTGATATTCTCTTGTCAGAAAAAATCGGTCCTGCGTTTTATGGTATCGCACGCGACATTTTTAGGCATGGGCACACGCACTACGATTTTAGCGGCGGGCGTGGCTCACTGAAATCCTCCACAGTATCAATTCTTGTACCGCTTTTGCTGGTTGGCAATCCTGGCACTCATGCGCTCGTCTTGCGTAAAGTGGCAAATACGATCCGCGATAGCGTTTATGCCCAGTACATTTGGGCAATCGGCGAGCTGGGCATGGCGGCGTATTGGGAAGCGAAAGTATCCCCGATGGAGCTGATCTATAAGCCGACAGGCCAGAAGATTATGTTTCGCGGCGCTGATGACCCGATGAAAATCAAATCCATAAAAGTCCCGTTTGGCTATATCGCCGTGACGCACTTTGAGGAAAAAGACCAGTTTGCCGGACGCGCGGAAATCCGAACCATTTTGCAGTCCACCATGCGCGGTGGCTCGATGTTCTGGAATTTTGAAAGCTATAACCCACCTATCTCGCGTGACAACTGGGCGAACAAGGACAGCTTGGAGGAACGGGCTGATCGCTTGTGTCATAAGTCTACGTATCTGCAAGCACCGCCGGAGTGGTTGGGAGAACAGTTTCTTGCAGAAGCGGAACACCTGAAAGAGACGGACGAGCGAGCATATCAGCACGAATATCTCGGTATCCCGGTAGGGACCGGCGGAAATGTGTTTGACAAGCTGGAACTGCGGGAGATTACCGATGAAGAAGTCAAGAGTTTCGACCGCATCTATCAGGGAGTGGACTTCGGCTGGTTCCCAGACCCGTTTGCTTTTATCCGGCTACATTATGATCGGGCGCGAGAGACCATCTATCTGCTGGACGAGATTTACCAAAACAAATTATCCAACGAGCAAAGCGCGACCATGATTAAGCAGCGCGGATATAACAACATTAGGACGATCTGCGACAGCGCCGAGCCGAAGAGCGTTGCTGATCTCCGCGCAATGGGGCTACCTGCGTATGAAGCGGTCAAAGGCCCCGGTTCTGTGGAATATGGCATGAAGTTTTTGCAGCGGAGAACGATTGTTATTGATAGGCGACGCACACCGCACGCTTACGATGAATTTGTTGGATACGAATACGAACGAAACAAAGACGGTGACATTATCAGCGGATACCCAGACGCGAACAACCACCTGATTGACGCGACTCGGTATGCGTTGGAGCCTGTCAGCCGCAGAATGGGAGTTATTGCATGAGCAGTGCAGTTATCCAAAAGTTAAAAGAGCTTGGCTATACAACGATCCCTGAAGAGTTTTATGGGCAAGTTGATCTGTGGGAATCGTGGTACGTTGGTAAAGTGAAGGGATTCCACCAGTACCGCAGATATAACGGCCACAAGTGGACTAAACACAATAGAGCAACGCTCAGCATGGGGAAAAAGGTCTGCGAGGACTGGGCGAACCTGCTCATGAACGAAAAAGTCAAGATCACGCTTGAGGGCAAAAAGGAACAGGATTTCATTGATCGCGTTTTGGCGGAGAACAATTTTACCGTCAAAGCTAATGAGATGCAGGAGATGAAATCCGCCCTGGGGACGGTGGCATATATACCCCGCGTGACGGGGCAGGGCGTGACGGATTCCGGAGAGATCATCCCCGGTGACGCGTCCAGCATTGCGATTGATTATGCCACGATGCATGACATTTACCCACTTGCATGGCAGAACGGCTTTATTTATGATTGCGCTTTTACTTCCAGAGTTACGCGAGACGGAAAGGATTATGTGTATTTCCAGATCCACCGCAGAGCGAATGATGGGACGTATGTAATCGAAAACCGAATTTACCGATACCAGAACGAACAGTTGTCCGATGAAGATTTGAAGAATGTTTCCGGGTTTGAGCGCATCCCCCCTGTTGTATACACCGGAAGCAATAAACGGCAGTTTGTAATTGACAAGCCAAACATTGCAAACAACTTTAATTATCTTCTGCCTGTTGGCATTTCCGTTTTTGCAAATTCTATTGATGTTCTTCGCGGCGTTGATACTGCGTATGATTGCTACGTCAATGAGTTTGAAAACGGTCCCATGATGATGATGGTCAAAATGCCAGCGACAAAGTATGAAGACGGTGAACCGACACTGGATGACAATGACAGGCGGTTTTACCTTCTCCCGGAAGATACACAGCAGGGGAGCGTTGTTGAAACCGTTGCACCGGAACTTCGGACGGCTGCGCTGAATGTCGGCCTGCAAGACCAGCTCAATATGCTTTCCAGCAAATGCGGGTTCGGTGAAACCTATTATCGATTCGATGGCGGCAGCATGGCAACGGCCACGCAGGTAATCAGCGAGAATAGTACCATGTTCCGCACGATCAAAAAGCATGAAGTCATTTTGGAAAGTGCTCTGGTTGAGCTTTGCAGGGTCCTTCTGCGGCTCGGTAATAAGGCGTTGGGTGCAGGGCTTGATGAAAATGTTGAAATCAGCATTGATTTTGATGATTCCATCATTGAGGACAAGCAGAGTGAATTTGACCGCGACCTGCAAATGCTCAACGCAGGGATTATGAACGCCTGGGAATTCCGGGCAAAATACATGAACGAGGACGAAGCCACCGCAAAGGCAGCGCTGCCAAAGGCACAGGACATGGTGACCGAGGAAGAAACGGAGGTCGAGTAATGGGATTTGGGGAAAATACAGGGACTTTTGGGGTTGTGAAAAATGAGCCGGTATCCATTTACCCCGGAACTACTTGATGCGCTCCCAGAGGATCTGGCAGAACTGTTCCGGGCACTTGAGATTACACTTTTGGAGGAAATCTGTTCCCGGTTAAAAGCTGCGGATGAACTGAACGAGGTAACGGTGCAGGACATCCGGGCGCTGCGGTCCCACGGCATCGACCTAAAGGAAATCAAAGAAGCAATCCACGAGACTTCCGGAATCAGCAAAACGAAGCTGGACAAGCTGCTGGGCGAAGTGGTCGCAAGGAACCAACAGTATTACACCGATATGATTGACCTTGCGCATATCACCCAGCCTGAGACACTGGTTGATGCTGCGGAAGTGGCGGCGATCAGGGCGCAGACGCTCGATACATTTCGCAACTTAACTGCTTCCATGGGCTTTCTGGTGGACGCTGGGCGCACGATGCTCCCGCCTGCCAAAGCGTACCAATGGGCGCTTGACAGCGCAGCGTTGCAGGTGCAGAGCGGTGCAATCAACTACAATCAGGCGATTAAAACAGCTGTGAAGGAACTTGCGGACAGCGGTCTAAAAGTGGTTGACTACGAGAGTGGTCATCGGGATCATGTCGATGTTGCCGTGCGAAGAGCCGTAATGACCGGCGTATCTCAAATCTGCGCCAAGTATACAGAGCAATCCGCAGAATATCTGGATACACCCTATTTTGAAGTTTCGGCCCATGTTGGCGCACGAGATAAGCCGGGACCGTCACCATGGTCATCGCATAAGGATTGGCAAGGCCGTGTTTACAGCGTCCGTACTGGGGACATTTACCCGAGCATTTATGACGTTTGCGGCCTGGGCGCTGTTGACGGCTTGGAAGGGGCCAACTGCCGCCACAGGCGGTTCCCGTGGGTTGAGGGCGTGTCCGAGCGCACTTACACGGATGAACAGTTGGAACACATCGATGATGGCCATGGATGCACGTTTGATGGCAAGGATTACACTGCATACGAGGCAACCCAAATGCAGCGCCGTATTGAGCGTACGGTTAGAAAGCTAAAGCGTGAAAAAGCCGCCTACAAGGCCGCAGGATTGCATGAAGACGAGACTGCGGTAAACATACGGCTACGGCGGTTAAACGCTAAATACAAGGCGTTTAGTGCGGAAGCTGGCCTGCCGGAGCAACCGGAGCGGATGCACGTCTATTTCACGGATGACGCAACGTTAAAAACGGCAAATGCCATGAAAGCGCATCGGGCGGAAGTGGCAGCGGCTAACGCTAAAGACGATAGAGACACTCTTGAGTTTTTCGGCGCAGACGCAAGAGATAACTTGAATTCTATTGTAAAAAGACGTACAATGAAGCTGGAAAATGGCTTTGCCTGTTTCCCGGATGGGGACCCATTAAACGAGAATGTTAAAAGGGTAAAGCCACTTAAAACGTATTTTGACGTTGCTATGCACGGGAGCCAGTCGGCGGTTGGATTTGGCTCAGAAGAAACAAACATGTCACCGAGATTGCTTGCGTCTGTAATTCGACATAGTAGTGGATGGGGCGGGCAAAAAGTGCGGTTGCTGTCATGCAACACAGGCAAGCGTATTGAAAATGATTATTGCTTTGCAGAGGAACTTGCAAATGCGCTTGGCGTAAAAGTAAAAGCACCAACCGATGTTCTATACATACCGCCTAACGGGGAAATGTATGTGGGGGACAGCGGAGAGGGATATTTTGAAACGTATAAGCCAAACGAAAGGGGGCGGGTAAAATGATGCTATTCGGATATTTTAAAGGCATGAAATATAGCACTCATGGCGATGACTTTGAAAAGTATCGCACGTTTAGAAATACTATTAGCCGAGATAAAATCATTGAGCATATAGAATCATTAACCCCAGCTCTTGCGTGTTTTGAAACGTTTGACATTTTCACAGGAGAAAGATTGCGAGCGGGTCAATACATTGATGGCGATTTCAGGTTCCCACTTGATTTTCTGCATTACTACAAGAATTATAACATTGGCATCCCTTATGAGTACGAAGCGTACTTGAAAGAAATTGGGGTGGGCTGATGGATGATAAACTGATGCAGGCCATCGAGGCTATTATCCGGCGCGGCAATGATGCGGAGATCCGGCGCAAGGGCGACGGGTACATCGTGTTAGAGGTCAAGAAAACAATCAAATATTCAACTCCTGCGTAATTGGGCGTGGGAAAGGGCAATAGGAGCCAGCTACTGAGGTTTTCTCGGTGGTTGGCTCTTTTGTTGTAATACGCAGTGGGGAATGACGCTGTGGAATAAAGGAGAATAAAAAAATGGCAGACGAAATTAGGACTTTTGATGAAATACTGGCTGACCCCACCTACAAGGCGGAGTTTGACAGGCGAATCACAAAGGCGCTTTCGACTGTTCAGAGCAAGCTGGACGCGGAAGTGGAAAAAAACAAGCAGTTTTTAGCAAACGGCAACGCGGAAACGGACGCACTCAAAAAGGAGATCGAGGGCTACAAGTCCAAGATTGCCGATTATGACTACGCAGATGTGATCCGTAAAACGCTTTCTGAGAAAGGCGTGAAGTTTAGTTCTAAAGCTGCCGAGAAGGCGTATTTGGCAGACCTGAAAGCAAAGCATCTTGAAATCAAAGACGGCGCGCTTGATGGGTTTGACAAATGGCACGATGAACAAGTCAGCGCCGATCCGTCCGCGTTTCAGGATGGCGTAAAAATTGACTGGTCCGCTGCCGTTGGCGGCGGTGAAAAGAAAACTGACACCAATGCCGCGATGAACAATCTGATTCGCGGCGCACTCAAGTAACAAAAAGGAGAATATAACATGGCAAGTATTGCTCGTTCCGCACTTTCTGGCCTGATCCCGGAACCCGTAACCCGCGAGATCATGCAGGGCGCTATCGCTGAATCTGCCGTTCTGCGCATGGGCCGCAGACTGGCGAATATGTCCAGCAAGACGCAGACCATCAATGTGCTCGACGCGCTTCCCTCCGCGTATTTCGTCAACGGCGAGGCCACTGACGGCGGCGCCGGTGAGGCATTCAAGCAGACCACCAAGATGGCGTGGGACAAGAAGAAGCTGTACGCCGAGGAGATCGCTGTTATCGTCCCCATCCCCGAGGCTGCTCTCGATGATGCGGACTATGACATTTGGGGCGAGGTCAAGCCCCGCCTGACCGAGGCTTTCGGCAATGTCATTGACGGCGCTATGCTGTTTGGCAAGAATAAGCCCAGCACCTGGCGTGATGGCATTGTGCCCTCTGCTATTGCTGCGGGAAATGGTGTTCCTGTCAGCTCTGACATTTACGCCGACATCATGGACGAGGGTGGTCTAATCTCCAAGGTCGAGCTGGACGGCTTCAATCCCAACGGCGTGATGTCCGCTATTCAGATGCGCGGCAAGCTCCGTGGGCTGAAAGACACCACCGGTCAGCCTATTTTCAAGACCGATATGCAGGGCGCTACCAGATACGGCCTTGACGGTATGGATATGTACTTCCCCATGAACGGCGCGTTCGACCCTGCGCAGGCGCAGATGATCGTCGGCGATTGGAGCCAGCTCGTCTATGCCATCCGCCAGGATATGACCTTCAAGGTGTTCACCGAGGGCGTTATCCAGGACCCCGCCACGAAGGAAATCGTTTACAACCTCATGCAGAACGATATGGTCGCGCTTCGTGCCGTCATGCGTCTCGGCTGGGAGATCGCAAACCCCATCAACGCGTACAATGCAGAAAAGACAAATCCGTTCCCGTTCTCCGTTTACGGCAAGGGCGGCGCTATTTCCACCGTTGCTGTGTCCCCTGCTATCGCCACCGTAAAGAAGGGCGAGAGCAAGCTGTTTACCGCCAAGGTTGACGGTGAGGGCATCATCAACGGCGAGGTTGAATGGTCTCAGGATGGCACCAAGAGCAAAATCAGCGATGAGGGCGTTCTGACTGTCTCCGCTACCGAAACCAAGAGCAGCATCACCGTTACTGCGAAGTCCAAGCAGGACGGCACAAAGACCGGCACTGCCACTGTCACTGTTTCTGGCTGATTTGAAAGGAGCTGACCCAATTGACATACGCTGATTACACATACTACTCCGGTGTCTATATGGGCACTGTAAGCAGTGGGGATTTTCCGCGTCTGGCTGTCCGGGCCAGCTCCTTCCTCGATTATTTCACGCAGAACCGAGCCAAGGACAACGCGGATCTGGATGCGGTAAAGATGTGCTGCTGTGCGCTGGTTGACAAGTACGCGGTTATCGAAGCCGCGCAGGCGCTTGCAATGAAGAACCTGGCGACTGCTTCCGCTAATGACGCAGAAGTCAAAAGCGAAACGGTGGGCGGTTATTCCCGCACACTGGCGACCGGCGGCGAATCTGCCGTTTCTGCGCTGAACGCTACGGATGGGGCAAGAAAGCTGCTTGCAGAGACCTGCATGGAGTATCTCGCCCATACTGGCTTGCTGTACCGAGGGAGGGGGTGCGGATCATGTACGCTCCCCACACTGTAACAATCTACAATCCGGTCAAAGAAACCGACAAGGAGACGTTTCAGGAAACGCAAAAGCTGTATGTGACCGTACTTCGTGGCGTAATGCTGCAAGAATCTAAAGCTGTTAACGTGCGCGAGAGTGGCCTTGCCGGAGCGGATGCGGTTGACCTCTACATTCCGTTTGGTGTGGAAGCCGTGGACGGCTTTACCGGCAAGGTGAAAACCTATGCCGGTCCGCAGCGGTTTTACGCCGCAGAGGACAAAACCGACCTTTGGACGCTTTCTGTCAAAGGCAACGGCGGGACAACGTTTTTCATCAAAGGCGAGTTTGTGACGGACAATGAAACCGTGGCGCTGGCTCAGGACAACTGCTACACCGTGACCAAGGTTGACGAAAAGGATTTCGGCAGCGTTGATATGCAGCACTGGCAGGTCGGAGGCGTGTGATATGGCGTTGAAATTCTCCGTTCAGACGGACGGCATGGACGCTGTAAAAGAGGCCATTTCCAGGGGCTGTGATCGCGCAGAACACATTCTGGCGTTGCAGGTCGCAAAAGATACCGCTCCGTTTGTGCCTATGCTCACAGGCTCTCTTAGGACGCGTACAAGGGTAACGGGAAACACGGTTGTTTATCCAGGGCCGTATGCCAGATATCTGTACTACGGCAAACTGTACGTTGACCCGCTGACCGGAAGCGCTTATGCGCGGAAAGGAGTTACGAAGGTTCCGGCGGTGCCGGAAAAGAATTTGATTTTCCACAGAGCCGGGACCTGCTCCCATTGGTTTGAAGCATCCAAGGCACAGAACATGGAGAAGTGGGCGCGTGTAGCAGAAAAGGCGGTGAAGCGTGATCTCTAAAGAAAAACATGTAATGCTAGCATCCAGCAGCGAAAAGGCAGACCTTGACCGCCTGATGCTGATTTGGGCAAACCGCTTTCCCGGTATCCCGGAGAATGTGGATCTGATCAAATACGAGTATTTCGCGGCGAAAACGGTAGGCATGGCGCTTTCCTCCGTTCAGGGGGCCGTTATCACCAAGAAGTATATCTGCGGTGGATATCAGGCGGAGTATTCGTTCGAAATCCATTACCAGATCGCACCACCCGGCAAGAGCGACGATACACGCTTGAAGGCGGTTGAGGCTTTAAACAAATTCGCGGACTGGGCGCAGATGCAGCGACCGGACATTGGAGAGGGCAGGCGCGCCCTCCGCGTTGAGACGTCTGCGTTTGCATCGTATCTCGGCGCGACAAGCGACCAATACGAGGACTACATGGTCCCGCTAAAACTGATTTACGAGGTGAATGTATAATGGCAGATTTAACTTTTGCGACGCCCGAAGGTCAGACCATTGACCGCGAGCTTTTGATCGCGTATCTGAATACCGGCTCTAAGGAAGCTCCCACTTGGAGCGCCATCGGTAAGCGCGTGGAGGATTCCAGCGAAGAGATGGACTGGGGTCAGGAGAGCAAACAGGACATCCTGGGCAACACCTTCACCACCATGAAGAAGCCCGTTATTTCCCAGACCTTTGATCCCATCCCTCTGGATGCCGGTGACGCTGCTGCGGTGAAGATGTGGAACCTCGCCGTCAAGGATCATGACGCGCAGGCTCTTGCCAATCAGGATATGATGATTGGACACTTCTATGCTACGTCCGGCGAGGCGAAGTTTGCCGAGCGATATGATTCCTGTGCTATTGCCGTGACGGGCATCGGCGGCGACGGCGGCGGTACGCTCAACATTACGAGTGAGATTACCTACGGCGGCAATCGTACGCTGGGCACCATTACCAAGGACACCAGCGGCGTGACCTTTACGGCAGGGGCTTAAAAATAAAGGGGCGGGCGCAAACCCGCCCCAATTTCGGAGGCTATTATGAAAGACCTGATTTTCGATACCGGTTTAGTTACCTACAACATCAACGGAAAATGCGAATTCTCCTTTAACCCCACCGACAGCGCTTTCGTGGAAAAGCTGTTTAACGCCTTTGACATCCTCGACAAAAAACAGGATGCGTATAAGGCAGAAGTGGAAAAGACCGCCAACAAGCGGGAAGTTTTTGAAACAGCTCGGAAGATGGACGAGGAAATGCGGGAAATCATCAATGACGTGTTTGGCTTCGACATTTGCTCTGCCCTGTTTGGCGAGATGAACGTATATGCGCTGGCGGACGGCCTGCCTGTGTGGGCGAACCTGATGCTTGCCATCATGGATGAGGTTGACACCACCTTTGCCCGTGAGCAAAAAGCTACCAACCCCCGCGTGAGCAAGTATACGAAGAAGTACCACAAATGAGGTACGATCTGCCGACTGCCGTAGAGGTAAACGGCACTGAGTACCAGATACGCTCTGACTATCGCGATATCCTGACGATCATTGAGGCACTGTCTGACGCTGAGTTGTCGGAGGAAGAAAAGGCCGAGGCCATGCTTGACATTTTCTATCCAGACTTTGCGAAAATGCCGCAGAGCGACTACGAGGAAGCGATCAAGCAATGCGCAAAATTCATCAACTGCGGCGAAGCGCAGCGTGAGGAAAAGCGTGGGCCGAAGCTGATGGATTGGCAGCAGGACTTCCCTCTGATCGTTGCCCCAGTCAACCGCGTTCTGGGACAAGAAGTCAGATCCGTTGAGTATCTGCACTGGTGGACGTGGGTATCCGCATATCAGGAAATCGGGGATTGCACCTTTGCCCAGGTTGTGGGAATCCGCAATAAAAAGGCAAAGGGGAAGAAACTGGATAAAAGCGAACAGGAGTTTTACAAGCAGAACCGGCACTTGGTGGATTTCAAACGGCAGTATACGGAACAGGACGAGGACGTTATCAGCAAGTGGGTGTGAACTGCATCTTACCAGGTTTAAGGCAAGGGCGTTATAAAGAAAATAAACCCAGGTCTAAAAATCAGAAATAAAACAAATAACACAGCTAAAACAATTGCAAAAACTCCAAAGCCGTGTTTTCGGCTTGCATCCATTTGCTTTTGAACTTCTGGACTGTCACTATAAAATTCAATGCCTCCATTTTCGCTGCCCCAACAAACAATCGTATAGGATTTGGCATCTGGGAATATTGAAGCGACTGCTTTTGTTTTCCCACCAAGTTTAAAGCTTAAAATGCCAGGCTTATTTGGCAAATCCAAGCTTAAACTGGCCCCGTTTTTCATGTCTCCGGCAAAAACCTCATCAAAATACACAGAAAATACTCTGGCGCAGTATGCCATTCGCTTTTCCCGCTTAATTTGTATTACCATTTTGCACCTCCTACAAAAAGTAGTTACACCCTCAATATAACATAGTTCCCACAAAAAGCAAGGGAAGAAGGTGATCCTGTGGCAGATGGGTCTATTGTTCTAAAAGCAGAATTGGATGATAAGCAGGCGCAAATTGAATTGAACCGGCTTACCAAAAAAATAGATGCGCTTAACGATAAAATTACCAGCAAAAAACAGCAGCAAATGCCGCTGGTTGAGCAGTCTAAACAAATTGCGGCAAATCTTGATAATGCAAAAGCAAAGCTTTCCCAAATGAAAAGTGGAGATGCGTTTTTTACATCCAGCTCTATAAAAGATCAAGAGCAGACAGTAGCATCATTGCAAAAAGAATGGAACGGTGTGCAAAAAAAGGTTGAGGCAATGGACACATCCATCGCCAAAGATACCAGAAGCCTTGAACGAATGAGCACCCGGGCGGGAGAACTTTCTGCACAGCTCGCGGGAGCCAAAAGACACACTCAGGGGATGTCACCCGCAGCCCAAGAAGCGGCAAAACAGATGGACAAATTCACCAACCGCATCAAGGGCCTTGCACGCCGCGTGTTTGTGTTTACCATCATAACCCAAGCATTACGTGCCATGAGAAACTGGATTAGTAAATCAATCCGCGTAAATTCTGAGGCGACACAGTCAATTGCCCAATTAAAGGGAGCCTTATTGACTCTGGCACAACCGCTATTAAACGTTGTCATTCCGGCTTTTATAACTCTTGTAAACATCTTGACGAGCGTTGTAAACACGATTTCTAAACTAATTTCGATGCTTTTTGGGACAACGATAGAGGAATCAGCAAAGGCGGCAGAAAACTTGTATGATGAACAAAAAGCGTTGGATGGCGTAGGAGCATCAGCAAAAAAAGCAGGGAAATCTCTCGCAAATTTTGATGAGATTAATAAACTTACATCGGCAACAACTAACGGCGGATCTGGTGGCTCAAGCATTGCACCTGATTTTTCGAACTTAAAAAAAGGCATATTATCCACCCTGACTTTCACATTGGACGATATTCTGTTTAACTGGGAGGATTTGACGGCAGAAGATATTTTATCAAAAATTATTGTTTTGCTCTCTGCTCTTTGCGGCGGAATTATCGGATGGGCTCTTGGCGGACCTGGTGGTGCTGTATTAGGTATGCTCATTGGAGCAGGGATTGGCCTATTAATTAGCAATTTGACTTTTGACGGTGACGGAGTCTTAAGCCCCGAAGAAATTTTAAAATCTGTGATTTTGGCACTTGGGGCGTTGGCTGGTGGGATTTTAGGCTTTGTAATCGGTGGCCCGACCGGGGCAGCATTGGGTGTTTTGATTGGCGCTGGAGTAGCATTGGCGGTAAACAGCTTGATATTTAACGGCGATGGTATTTTAAGCCAAGAAGAAATTCTGACAAGTGCTATTACAGCACTTGGGGCACTTGCGGGTGGAATTATTGGATTTATTATTGGCGGTCCCGGAGGAGCAGCAATCGGAGCTATTATTGGGACCGGTCTAACCCTCTCTATTTTAAAAATGCTGTTTAATGGAGATGGGGAGTTAAGCCAAGAAGAAATCCTCAATTCTGTTGCTACTGTGCTTAGTGCCATGTTAGGCGGAATTATCGGATTTGCTGTTGGCGGTCCCGGAGGAGCAGCAATCGGAGCCGTAATTGGGACAGGAATAACAGCAAAAATTCTTTCACTGGGTTTTGAAAAAACAGGAATTTCTGCTGAAAAAATTATTGTTGGGCTGGTTGAAGCACTTGTTTCCATTGCTGGCGGATTGATTGGGTTTGCCGTTGGAGGCCCTGCGGGTGCAGTAGTTGGTGCTTCCGTGGGTGTTGGTCTTAGCTTAATTATTGATCGGGCATTTTTTAAAAATAAATCTGGCAAAAAGGCTGGCTATGAAGAGGGAAAAGATCTCGGCGATAATGTCAACCAGGGAGCAAAAGATTCACTTGGAATTCATTCTCCATCAACTGAATTTCAACAAATGGGCAATTACATGATGCAGGGTATGGCAAACGGAATTACTGAAAGCCAGTATCTTGTTTTGAACGTGTTTCAAGTGCTTCTTGATTCTTTGCAACTTTCTTTTGACACTTGGCAGACGAATTTCCTCACGGGCTTTTCGGCGTTCCGTTCTACGTTCCAAGAACTGTGGACAAATTTCTGGAATCTCATGGGCCGGACGTTCACAATCAAGTGGAACAACATTCTTAGCACTTTGCAGCAGGGCGTAAACAATGCCATTGATGCGCTTAATAGTTTGGTGGACGCAGCGAATAGCCTTGCGGAGTTGACCGGGAGATTTTATAGCCATGTTGGGCGCATCAACGTTCCACAGATTCCGCTGCCAAAGCTGGCGACCGGTGCGGTCATTCCCCCGAACAGGGAATTTCTTGCGGTGCTTGGCGATCAGAAGCAGGGCACAAACATCGAGGCACCGGCAGAGCTGATCCGGCAGATGGTTATTGAGGGGCTGAGATCCGCAGGCGGACAAGGGCAAGTGATTGAAAACGTTCTTATGTTGGACGGCGAAGTCATTTACCAGAATCAAAAAGAAATTGCGCGGCAGCACGGCGTAAATCTTGCGGAGGTGTGATGTGAGTTATATCAAAATTAACGGGATCACATTTGACGCAGATGTGGCAATTTCCAAGTATAACCGCTATTTTAACGTCCTCGATGGTGAAAACGCTGGACGCGTTATGACAGGCCGTATGGTGCGGGATGTGCTTGGCTCCTATCTTGGCCACAAAATCACGGTGTTCCGGCGCGGCGACAACTACAAGGGCCTTGATGATTTTTGGGATTACCTGTTTGCTCACAGCGTAGATGATTCTGTGATGCTGGAAGCTGCGGATGGGCAGACAACGATTGCCTATGAAGCATACTACACCAGCGCATCTCAGGACATTGAAAAGGTCGAAAATGGTGTGAACTATTGGGGTGAGATTGAAGTGAATTTTATCCCAATGGACGCGCAAGTGAAGCCGTGAGGTGAAGCATGGCAAGAAAAACAAAGGTTGTCTACCGTGATATTGCGGTAGGAGCCGAAGAAAACGCAGAGGTTTCTGCTGTTGGGGCAACGGGAGAAAGTGTTCTTTCAAAGATTCCATCCGGTGTGGCCCCGGGGAAAATTATTACGTTAGAGCCAAACCGCTGGGCGTTAGACGGCACGTTCGACAGATTTTATGAAGAGAGCACGGTTGCGTTCTGGTCAAAAGATATGAGTGATGCAGATGGCAAATTCCAAGTTGAACCCGTTATCACCATTTCTTTTTCCAAGCAATTCTCAAGCATGGGAGTAAGTTTTGTGTTTGATGATGCTGTCGGAGAATATGTTTCTTTGCTGAATATCAAATGGTATCAGAATGATACGTTGAAAGCGGATCAAGATTTTTCACCAACCGGAACGTTTTACTTTTGTGCAAAACGTGTGGAGAGCTATAACAAAATTGCAATTACGCTGAAAAAGACCTCTACTGCAAAGCGTAGGGCAAAAATCAACCGCATTATTTTTGGCGTTGAACGTGTTTTCGATATGAACGAGCTACGCGATGCAACAGCCGTGAATAAAATGGATGAAAGTTCTCTTGAATTGCCAGTTTCTACGTTCAAGTGGACTTTGGACAGTTTGGAAGATGTGGATTATCTATTCCAGCTCAAACAGCCGGTTGAGGTACAAAACGAGGGGAAAACTCTTGGTGTGTATTACATCGATGGCAGCGACCGCAAGAGTTCCCGGGTGTATAGAATCAATTGTAAGGACGCTCTTGGGGTACTTGATGACGCACGTTTCCCTGGAGGGGCATACCTATCTGGCATTAGTGCGAAAACGCTCTTAGAAACGCTTTGCGATCCATTCACTGTTGAATATGCAGATGGCGTAACGGATCGGACGCTTAAAGGTGTGATTCAATCAGGCACGAACCGCGCAGCGGTGCAGCAGGTGATTTTTGCGTGGGGTGTGTGTTTGGCAACAGACGGAGGGGAAACCATTCGCGTGTTTAATCTCCCGTCTGCGCCTGAAACAATTCCACCAAATCGCACCTTTACAGGTGCAAGCGTTAAAACATCGGCAATTGTGACAAAAGCGTCCGTGATTGCCCACACTTATGGTGAATCCAGCAACGGCGAAATTGAAATCAATGGCAAAAAATACAGTGATACAAAAACCATTTATTCAGTCGCAAATCCAGATGTAATCGCAACAGACAAAATCAATGTGAAAGAAATCAAAGATGCAACGTTGGTTTCCCCTGACATTGGACAAGAAACAGCGCAACGCCTGTATGACTACTATCAGCGCAGGGACTTGATTTCCGCAAGTATTGTATACGATGGTGAAAAACTGGGCGAGTGCAAGAGCATCTATACACCGTGGGGGACGCTTAACACCGGAAATCTTAGTAGGATGGACTTCAAGCTATCCAACACTGTAGTTTACAAGGTGGAGGCGAAGGGATGAAAAATCTTTTTTGCCACACGGACGTGGCCAGCGGCGACAGCTTTGCCCGGACGGGCGTGGCAAAGCCACGGGCGGGAACCGGAGACGGCGGGGCCGGTGGCAAAGGCGGCACGCAGGGCCGGCGGAAGAAAGTTAAGTGGACAGACGAGAGTGGTGCATCTCACTCGTATTGGAAAATCTACAGTTATCCTGGCATTGGCGCAGATGGCGCGATGGGCGCTTCAGGCTGTGCTGTGGTGTATTACGACAAGTAGCGGTCCGATTCGGACACGGAGGAATTATGGCTTTTGATTTTTCCACATTGATAACAGACCGAACGCTGGAGGACGTGGCTGCCCGGAACGAAAAAGGCTCTTACAATGCGACGGACCTTAACCGGGTGAACGCGTGTCTGGAGGATCTGGTGGCGCGGCTGAACCGTGTGGGCTGTCTCGTGCCGGGGTACGTGCGGGTGAAGATTGAGCGGGAAACAAAGCCCGCCAGCCGCTTGCCGGAGGGGTACACAGAGGTGCAGTATATCCAGAGCACGGGAGCGCAGTATGTGGATACGGGCTTCAAGCCAAACCAAGATTCGCGTGTACTCATAAAACTATCTACGTCAGAAACCGGTAGCCATACAGTGTTTGGGGCAGATCTTGGTTGGACTGATGATGGCTTTGCGCTTGGCGTTGGATTTACCCATTACGGAAAAGAAACCGGAACGATTTCCGGGTTGAATAATGGATCTCCGCATGAGGTTGATTTTAACAAAAACATTATTTCTATGGACGGGAACCCTGTTCTAACTATGGGAAATTCGACATTTTCCGTCCCACACAATCTGGCACTTTTTGCAAATAACCGCGCCGGGGGGATTCAGGAAAAAACAACCATGGTACTTTATTATTGCCAAATTTATAACGGCAATATCGTTATTCGGGACTACATCCCCTGCAAAAACGCTGCCGGGGCGGTGGGGCTGTACGATCTGATCGGGCAGAAGTTTTACGGCAACAGCGGAACCGGCGTCTTTACAGCCGGGCCGGTGGTCACGTGGGACGAGCCGACCCAGACGCTGGACCCGTACACATGGTACGAGAGCGATGTGCCGGTGCCGTCCCAGATGGCCCGCTACCGGGCCAACGTGGCGGCGGTGCGGGCGGTGCTGCGGCTGCCGGAGGGGACGCCGGAAACCCCGGAGACCATGCGGCGGCTGACGGTGGCGGAGGCCAACAGCATCGAGGCGATTTTGCTGGCCCTGAATCTGATTTTAAGTAAAATCCACACAGCCGTGCGCCACTGCGGCGTGACGGTGTGCGGAAGCAAAGGAGTGAGAGCATGAGAGATCGGACCCCCACGCGGGCGCTGGAGAACGGCGCACTGCGCTACGGCGTGTACGCTGAGGACGGCAGTCTGCTGCGCTATGAGTATCTGGCGCTGGAGGATGACCCCGCAGACCCCGGCACGGAACTGAGGAAGTCCACGTTGCTGCAGGATTCCACAGAGGTATCCCTTTTCGGTAGCGCGGCGGACCGGACGGTGGATGAGGCCTTCGCGGGCATCGCGGGTCAGCTGAAGCTCATCAAATCTGACATGGCGGCCATCACCCTGACGGTGCAGGATACCAACGGCAAGCCGATCCCGGAGGTTTTGGTGCAGGGCATCCTCAACGAAAACGGACAGGCAGTGTACACAAACGCCAGTGGCGTGGCCACCGGATACATCGGCGAGGGACAACAGGTCGTGAAAGTCAGCGGTTACGCAGACGTGGAGGATTACGCCGAAACCCTGACCGTAGTCAAGGGAACAAACATCTCAAAAACGTGGAAATTGACAACAAATAATTTTCTGAGCGTAAAATCCAGCCGACCTGTCAAGTTTACCGGGAATGTAAGCACGATTGATTATTCCGTAACTTCCGGTGGTGGCGGCGGCAGCGGTGGCTATGGATTCCCGGGCGGTGGTGGCGGTGCCGGAGGTGGTACAATCACAAAGACCGGCATTGCCGTTGAGCCTAATAAACAGTATGCGGCAGTAATTGGAGCCGGAGGTGCAAGCGGTTATGGTAACGCTGCTGGAAAATCTGGTGGAAAATCTTCTTTCCTTGGTGACTCTCCAAACGGAGGCGCCCCCGGCACCCCGGCTGCCAACGGCGCAACGGGAGAGGACGGTGGAAGCGGCGGGGCAGGCACCCAGGGCGGCGGCAGCGGCGGCAATGGCGGCCGTAGTTACGCTAACGGCTCAAACGGCAGCAATGCTACTTCAACAGCGTTTACTTCTTTTACCGAAACAAAAGCCCTTGGTGGCGGCGGCGCTGGAGGAGAAGGCAAATATTATAGCGGTGCCAGTGCGACAGATGGCATTGTCGGCGGTGCAGCCAACACTGGCGGAGGCGGCAGCGGAGGCTATGGTGCCGGAAAAAATAAAGATGATGATTACAAAGACAGCTCTGGCTCTTATGGTTATTCCGGATTCATCGGCATCCGGATGCACCTGAAATCTGCGGCGTAAAGAAGGTAGCCTATGGAATACTGCATTGTAGAGGACGGCGTGATCGTCAACATGATCGTAGCCGATGCGGACTTTGCCGCAGAGATCGGGGCGCTGCCCGCCTACGAGGGCGCGGCCATCGGCGGGGCGTACACCCCGCCTCCCCCGGAGCCGGAGCCGCCTACCACGGACGAGCGGCTTGAGAAGCTGGAAACGGAAAACAAGCTGCTGCGGGAGCAGGTGAGCGCTCAGGCAGATCAGGCGGAGTTTTATGAGGAGTGCATCGCCGAGATGGCGGCGATCGTGTATGCGTGAGTTTTGGGCGGAGACCGCCCTGACCCTATATTTTTTCTTATCGAAAGGAGCAAGAGACATGATGGCTATGTTGTTTGCGCAGAGAGTGATCTTGGGGAAAACCGAGTTTGAGAAAGTCCCCGCGAAGCTGAAACAGCAGGTGGCGGACATCCTGATCAACGAGTGCGGTCTGCCGGAGCTGGTGCCTGCTGAGTTTGGGGGCACGGCGAAGGCGGAGTAACAAAAGAGCCGCCCAGCGGGGCGGCGCGGAAAATTGACAAAGCAAGGTGAATCGTGTATGATGGGGTTCGCCAGTAAGAACGGTACGGTTGTTTCCCCGTAAAGGGGGTGACCGCATGAGCACAGCAGAAACCATTGCGTTACTTATGCTTGTGATTGCGGCTATCAAATTAGGCGTTGACCTAAAGAAATAACCGCCACCTAAATCGGCAGCGGCTTTTCTACGGATTCTAAATCTGTTGGGGAACGACCTGCACCGACCAAAGTGAGCCGTCCTTACTGGCCCTATTATACACATGCCCACGCCGCTTTGTCAAGGATGACAAGGCGGCTTTTTTGATTGAAAGAACATATAGACGCCTTAAAACTGCAACTTTTAAGGAGTGTGTTATGACGGAGACGATAATCTGCGCCCTCATCACAGGGGGGCTGACGCTGATGGGCGTATTGATCGCCAACGGCAAACAGCAAGCGATCACCGACACGAAGCTGGACGAGCTGACCCGCGAGGTGCGGGAGCACAACAACTTCGCCCAGCGGGTGCCGGTGATCGAGGAACAGATCAAGGTAATCAACCACAGGATCGAGGATCTTGAGCATGTGAGCGAACGATGAAAGGAGGAGACATGGAAAACATCAAGAAACGGCTGGGGAATCTTCTTGCGGTGAAGTCTCTGGTGACCATCACCCTGACGGTGGTGTTCGCGGTGCTGGCCCTGCGGGGTGACATTTCCGGGACGGAATTTCTGACGATCTTTACCACCGTGATCGCGTTCTATTTCGGGACGCAGCGGGTGGCAGAAGATAAAAACGGTTGAGAATTCAACCGAA